ACTCTGTAAGGAAGTGGTGGAACGATTGCGCTCAAGTTGACAAGTCCTGCAGCCAGTCCGGCAGATCCAGATGGTGTGTCGAGTCTTCTTGATGCTGTGGTTCCTAAAGTTCTTCCATCCTTACCAACAAGAGCAGAGGTTGTATCATCTCTCAGTGTATCAGTGGTTTTCAATGTAGGAATTCCACGGAAACCGAATGGAAGTGCATTTCCAGGAACCTCATTCCTCTCAACTGCTTCGTTCATAACAATTCTGACACGCTGAGAAACGTTTGGATACTTTCCACTAATGACTAGGCGTCTTTCAACTGGATTTTCCTGGTCAAAATCATAGTATACTTTCTTGTCACCAATCAATCTAGCAATATACCTGTCAGATTGAGGATTTAGTGAACATTGGGGATACGATTCGAGAATTTGTGTAGATGTATCTAGGTCGCCCAATGAACGTACCTGAACCTCGAATGTTCCATAAGGATCTGCAGGATCAGTTGAGGCGCGAAGGTTGGCAATTGAAACCTTGAAAGAATTATTTCCTGCATCGCCATCATCCAGCGATTCAAAGTGAAACAAATCGTACTCTTTACGACCGTAAGGTTGTGATATGAATGAAGTAGTTCTGGCCGTAGTGTAGCGTGTATCAAATCTACCAAACATTTCTCTAAATTGAATGCTTGAACCTGCACCCGAGTCAATACTCGTATTTGTAGTTCCTGACAATACGGCAACACCACCACGTGTTGTGACAACAGATGCAAGATCGTGCTCAACAGAAAAATCAGCGTACAGCAAGTGCTGCTCTTCACCGAATCTCAGTGGATCTGTGTTCAGAATTTTACCAATGTATGATCCGTCTTGTGGGTCGAGAGATGCCGAAAGAATTCTGATGGCAGAAGTTTCTTCCGTTGTGCCGTATGATGGAACTGAAGAGCTAAGTAAAATTTTGAAGTATTTTTGCTGGGCCAATGAAGAACCAGCTATTGTACCTGCGCTAGCAACAAATCCAGTTTCAAAACCAGATGAACTTCCTAACACTCCGTAACTTCCTGTGTTGCTCAGAACTAACATTCTGGTGCCTGAAGCGAGTAAAATCATCGCTCTGACAAGGTTCACAGCAGAAGGATTTGTTACGCTGCTGTTGTCTGTGAAAAGAGGGTATCCATTATCTTCATCTGAACTTGCATTATGTTGAGCGACCAAAAATTGCACACTACCTTTCGTAGACGCGCCAATTGTAACACCACCAACCGTTGTTTGTGCCTGAGTTGTACCTACAACCTTGAATCCTGCATTGGCAACTGTTCCCTGTGTTTTTGTAGTTGAAATATCAGTTGCAGTGCTATTAGCACCTGCACCAAGAACTCTTAGGTAAGTAAGCGCCGTTCTATTCTTCAGCCACTCATTGACCGCATAAGGACCAAATCTGCTAGGATCCAAAGATCCAAATTTTGTCTGAAAATCAGCGAAAGATCCAACAACTACAGGAACAAAAGCTGGCCCTTTTTGCGCGGTACCGATAACTCCTGCTGGAACTCCTACAGGAGCCTGTACACGTCCTGATAGATCAATTTCCTGCTCAAAAAACCCTGGTGATCTGAATGTTTGTTCTGCCATTTTTAGCTCCTAAAGCATCTTGCGATCGCAATCTAAGTATGCTTGAATTTACGAGTTTGTCAAAATTCACGAGATTTGTCGATAAGTTGTTTCACCTTGTTTCGTGGTGCTGGTTTTTGCCACATTCAAATTGCTTTGAGCTTTATCACCTTGAAACGGTGACTTGATAGTCGTGACAATTGGCCTGGGGACCGCAGATTGCCCAGGCACATAACCGCCAATTGTGGCGGCAGAAGCATTCTTTGCAGCAACAATCGGATCAAAAACCCTGCCAGTTGAAATGACAGGTCTTACACCGCCAATAAATTGACCTGGATTCTGATCATCTTCAGTCATCATATCGCTGAGGACGTAGTCTCCTGGATTGCTTGAGGCGACACCTGGAGCAGAAGTGTCGGGATCTTGATTGAACAGAGTATCAAAGCTAATTTGCGGTGCCGACACATATCTGCGAATTTTGTTGGGTGAACCTTTGTAAGCACTGCCAAGAAAATAACCAGGAACTTTGATCGTCAAACTTGATCTAACAATTCTCTCTTCTTCTGAAAAATCATCAAAGTTATTTGCCAAGTTGATCGAACTATCAACATAAGCGACAAAATAGTATCCCTTATCAGTTTCGATTCTAAAGGAATCCACACCATCAAAATGATTTTCCGTAGCAATGGCCGACAGAAGATTATTCATCTCTTGCATGTATTGAGTCCAAATTGTCACTTCATAAGTTGCCATGAAATATGAGGGAGCAGGCATTTCATAGATCTCATAAACATTGTTTCCAAGCTTGGGATCTAACAAATTTCCTTTTTGCAATCTGTCTTCATTGATTTTACCTGCCCCGCTCCTTCTAGTAGCTATTCTGCCTGGCTCGACACCTATCTCATTTTCTGAATCAATAAATGCAGAATCTGACACAAGATCGTCAGAATTTTGCAAGCCGATCTTATTGACGATTTTTTGATAAGCCGGATCTTCACGAGCAAGCTGTTTTTTCAAAACGTGCCTGACATCTGGTGCGGTGCCCATTCCAATTTCCGAGCCAAATGTCAATCCTGACCTCATTATTGATATGACAGGAAGTATCAACGCCTTGCTTCTATCCCTGAGGGGTTGTTTTCTGGCAATGATTGCAAATCTTTCACCGGTGGCAAAAACAATTGGCACTCTACGAGTATCATTTCTGTGAGTATAAAGCAGAGGTAAGTCTTTATCGAAAAGATTGAAAAGCGCCTTATCGACATCTTCTATTGTGCATGGCGGTATGTCTAAAAATTCACCTGAAAGGTTTTCACCTTTTTCAGGCGTATGTATCGGTTTTCGGGCTTCTATTTGTGACGCTATTGACATCGAAAACCTCCTTATGTTTCATCGTAGAAAGATGATCTAATACCTGCTGCATTCGTGTTCTCGTCAATCAAAATTTCTGCAGGTCCAGAAATAGGCGCATCCAAAATGCCTCTCTGTTGCAGATTTCTAACATCTCCTGTTTCGCCTTCTTTATTGATTGCAAATCCACGTTGTTGAACGAAAGTATTTTGAACAGAATCTGCATCTGTCCACTGTTCGTTGGTCGGACCCAAAGGCTCGATATCAATGAGTCCTTGTCGCGCCTGTTTACAGATCACTTTCACACCCATCGAGTGTTCGATTTGACCGTAAACAATACTGTCAAGTACAGATTTGACGACTTCGAACCATGTGGCGTCAAAGTTGAAGAAATCTCCTTCCTTGATTTCAATGTTTCTTTCAATCAAATCACGAGCGTGAAAGTAACAATCCAGTGTGTAGTATTCTTCTGAACCGAACTTGTTGACTCTGACTTCTTCTGGTTCGTATTGAACTCTTGCCTCAATTTCTATAGGAGGATCAAAAATCTTGTCGATGGCCTCTTCGTAAACACTGTGAATGTTTGTGAATTCAGGTCTGACACGATAGTAATAGATTTTTTGACCCACCACATCTTTGATGAGTTCTTTTACACTGTCATTAATGAAGTCCAACTCTCGAGGAGTTACAAAAAGTCTCGCCATTCATTACCCCATTCGAATGGCGCCACCATTCGGTATTGGAACTTTTCTGAGAACTTTTGTCAGGTTATCTGAGGAATTTGATTCCTTCTCAATTAATTTATCGTATGTCAGAGATTCAAGCATTTCTTTCATCTGAGTGATGAGTTCCTTCTTATCTTCTCTTCCTTGACTGACCAGATCATCACCATTCAGGGTTAGATCTGCACCTGGAATCGGAATACTTTTCATCTTTCCACGAATGAGACCTAACAGTTCCTTACAAAGAGCCAGTGTGTACTGCCTGGTCCACTGTCTAGCTATAGAATTGACTTTTGAGTAGCTCAGGTTTCCAAAAGGAATGTTCGACATGTTGTTGACACCGTAAAGTGTTTTATCACCTGTGTCAGCAGTGGGATTAGAAACAAACTGCACTCTGATCCACAAATAAGGAACAGAAATAACACTTTGCGAAGTTGGTTGCGGGAACAACCTAAGTTTTTGACCAATGACTCGGTAACTGTAGTTTGATCTGCGAAGCTTATTTGAAAATTTCAACATTCCACCACGAAGAACATCTTCAAATGTCGGAAGAACATAGAACACTGTTTCAGGTGTAAATGACTCAAAAGCGAACTCGTTATTGAGATAGTTGATCGCTGAGGTGGTATCAAAGAAACGGTAAGCCGCCTGAGGACTGAAGTGAAAGACTTCCATGATCTTCATTCGACTGTTCATGGTATTGATGGAACTGCTGACAATCGGTACACTGTTTCCATCGACCAAATCAGTGAGAAGATTGTAATCCTGCTGCTTTGCGACCAATGCAATAGATCCGCTTGTGGTCTGATAATCACCGCCTAAAGAAGCTTCCTGCGCGTAAGGTTCAGCTTGACGAAGAAAAAATTCCAACGACTGTTTTGGGTACTTATTCTCACCATCTTTCAGAGTCCCTGTCAGACTGCCGAGAAAATTGTGAAGCTGGCTTTTTCCCTGGTACTCGTTGATCAATTTTCCATACTCAAGAAATGCTTCCTCAAAACATGCCCAGATTTGCTTCTTTGTCAGCTCCACTGATAGAACATCGTCACCGAGCTTGCGTTTGACGAATGTAACCATTCCATCAGCTTCAGTTTGAAATGTGGTGTCAGTATCAAAAAAGCCAAAGGGTGTTGGTGCTGTCGTCTGTGCAAATGTCGCCATTAATGACCTCTGTCACTAAATAGGCAAAATGCCATCACTTGAATATCTTCATCCAAACAATGGCGCTTGCAATCACAAACTGAATCACGGCAAACACAGTAACTGAGCGGATCATGAAATCACGATTCTCTTTGTGTTCTTTGATCAGGTCTTTCAACTGGGCAGGTGAAATCACTTCTTCCATCTTGGCTTTCCACTCACGAACCTCATCAACTTTAGTTTCACGAGTCTCAATTTTGGCAATGTCTCTGCGAACTTCCTGAAGTTCTTTTTGCAATGCCTCCATGCCGTCTGCTAAAGTCTCAAGCTCTTTGAGAACAAGCTTAGAATACTCGTGCCAACCGTTTGCCTGCTTGTCTTCTGCCATCTCATCGACCTTCTGGTGCGGTGGAAAGCACCTGAATGAAAAGCTCTGATTTCTTTGAGATGTCGAGATCTTTGTTCTTGTAAATCTCAATCAACCTGTCACAGATTGTCGCCTTCTCGGCTTTCAGTTTTTCCTGTTGTTCCACAGATTCAAGAGTATCACGAAGTTTCTTGAACCTACTGCGTTTCACTTCAAGTTCTGCCATGTGAGACCCCAAAGAAAAAGAAAGAATCACAGCCGGGTTTGAAAATCCGGCTGTGAAACAACATTAAACACCTGCTAGAATTAGTGATCCTGTGTTTGCATAGACGACGTACTGAACACCGTCTGATACCAAAGAAACAGAACTGCCTACGAGGGTATTCAAAGCAAGGTTTGATCCCCTGAATGCGGCGTTAGATAATCTAATAACAGAATTTCCTGCGTCTTCAGAGCTGGCAGAAATAGCGTGTGCGTGTCCTGCAGACAATGACCTGAATGTGAAGTGTCCACCTGGAACTGATGCTACTGCTGGCAAAAATGTGGTAACAAAAGCAGTGCCCGACATTGTGTAAACGCCTGGCTGAGAAATGCTTGCAGATACCGTGTTTTGTGATTGAACTGGAGAAAATGGAAGATTGGCTAAAGAAACACCTGATCCTGCTTCCTGAATTAGACCTTTAGAGGCTGTATAAGTAACCTTTGGCATGACTATCCTTACCCCACATGCTTCCGAGACACCGGTGGGTCAGCAAAAAGGTCCCGGGCTTAATGGTAAGTATGCTTTTGTAAAGGCTTTATCAGGAAAGTCCGTATTTTTCTTTGAATTCTTTTGCTAACTGAACTCTTTCTGAATGAGCAAGAAACCACTTAACGTCGTGCAAAGATTCTGAACCTTCACTTACCATTTTTTCGGCTATAGGTCTGGCTTCTTTCTCAAAGATGTGAAAGTAACGATTGAACATCAGGTCTTTGATGAGACCATTGATGTCAATTTCAGCAGGTGCAATTGTTTCGACAATTGTGTTCTCTACAAGAGAATCTTGTGAACTTTCAGCAAGTAGTTTTGCCGCCTCTTCCTTCTCTTTCTTCTTTTTTAGGAACTGCGGAGGAACTGGTCTTTTTGGTTTTACTTCATCAGCCATGAAACACCTCGAAATGAAGTGTAATCACGGCTGATGAAAAGTAATCTCAGTCTTTCAGAATACCAGCGAGTTTCTGCCAGCGTTCCATAATTGCTGAATCTCTTCTTACTACGCCATCAGATACTTCACCTTTTCCTTCCGCACCAGCTTCAGGAGCTAAAGGCTTTTTGTAATTGACCTTGCCTTTTCCTAGTTTGTTGATAACGGCGCGAACTCCACCCACTGCTTGATCAAGCTGTGGCATGTCAGGCCTCTCTGGAGATCCTGGTGCAGGTTGTTTCATTTGTGAAAGATTTGATGCGACTTTCTTGATAATTGCTTCCTTCACCTCATCGATAGAAGAGCCCTCTTTAACACCTGCCCATGCCAATACAGTTGGTTCGGTAGATGCAGCTTTCAAAAAGTCAGGAGATAGAATTTTTTTGCCTGCAAAACCTTCAATTAGAGATATAATTTGCGCTTCATTCTTTCCAAGAATGTTCGTTCCTGGTTTAACTTCTGCGCTTGGTACTTCTTGTCCTGATCTCAGAGTTGCTGCAATTCCGACCTGTGTGGCAGCCAAAATGCTTGCGGCATCCTTTTCAGGAAGAGCAAGATCATACGCAGCAATTTGACCAGAAGGACCTGTTACTGCAAAACAGGATGACCACCTATGGTGTCCATCGACAATGATATTTCCACTGCAAACAATTGTGTCATTTCCTGGTGGGCCTAATCTTTGCACAGATCCTGCATTTGCGATCATCATTTTCAAAGACTCAATTTTAGATAAGGGGTAAGCAATAGATTTTGTTAGATCGATGTCTTGCTGGGTTGGCATCAGATCACCGACAACCTTAGAAGTTTCTTTTGGTGCGGCTTGCTCATCTGCCTCAGAACCGTCCAATAGACCAGCATCAAGAACAGCTCTAACTCTTGCATCTTTTCCTGGTCCATTCAAAAATGCCTTCATTGTAGCAGGACCTGATGATACATCAGGCATTTTCTTTTCTGCTTTTGCTGCAAAAGCCTTATCAACTGTTGCTTGCTTTTGTTCTGAAAGTTTGTTCAAACCTAATGCTTCAACCAATGAATATCTTCTCATTTTTTTTGTCTCCGTATGTATGCATAAGTATGCTCATTTTTTCAAAGTAACAAAAATAGAAAGGGCCCCAGGTTTCCCCAGGGCCCCTTCCGAGACCTTTACGTCAATCTAATAGCTTAGATGATGTTCATGTCGAGGCAGGTAACTGTACCGTAGAAGTCGGAACGAACCATCTTCTTACCGTAACGGGTCATCACGCCCTTACGGGGTGTGAAATCCTCAGGTGCGAAGATTGTTGGTGTGACGATCAGCGGAACATAAGGAGCGTAGACGTATCCTGTCTCCAGGTAGCCGGAGCCCTTGTAACCGACCAGGACCTTGTTACGTGGGAAGTAAGGATCCTTGTAAACCGTGAAGCGGTTGGACAGAGTACCGACCTTGTCGGCACCGATGACCAGCGGCTGGCTTACCTGACCGTTACCGTCCAGGCTGTAAGAAGGCTTGTAGAACACCGAGGCCTCCAGAATGGTTGCAACGTCGGGTCCAACGACCACGAAGTTTGCGGAACCACGCAGAGTCTTGCGGTGGATCTCATTGGCCACGTCGATGATTGTCTCGACCAACGTCTCGTACCACTCACGGACTGTGCCGGTGAAGGCAGGTCCTGGTGTCAGAGATGTGTTACGTGAAACCTCAACGCCAGTTGTCTTGTTGACGAACTTACCAGGAGCGCGGCTCCAGAAGTAAGTGGCACCGTTACCCTGAACCAGCAGGTCATTGAGGATCTCGCGATCGAGTTCCAGAGCGATCTGCTCGGAGAGGATCTGGGTCAGCTCAACCTCAGCATCGAGGCTGTGGTAAGCGTTCAGGTCCTGAGCGAGTTCTGGTGACCAACGAGCGCGGAGCTTACGTGTGGATGCCACAACTGGAATTGACTCCACCTTGATGTCGATTTCGGGGATGGCCGGTGAGGGCGTTGTTCCGAAGTTGGACTCGAAGGAAGGAATTACCAGGGTGTCACCACCAGCTCCAGCATTGATCACATCAGCGATGGGGTAACCCAGCTGAATGGAGCTCAGGTTGGTTCCTGACACAACGAACAGCAGCTTGGCGTTTGTTGCATCCAGAGGAACAAGGGCATTTGGAACGAATGTCGTTCCATCCCATGTACCAAGTTGATTGAGGCGCTTCACGTTGTGAGGTGCAGATGTTGCACCTGCATTGCCCTGAATTGCATTTCCGTTGGTGTCATTTCCAACAGGCTTGCCGCTTGTTGCCTGAAGTGTAATTTCCTTGACTGCTGTTGCATCAGGCTGAGCTGCAGTTGCAGGGAAGTTTGCAGTCGACCAGTTGACAAACACAACTGAGTAAACTGCATTACCTACACTGCCGCCACCGCCGCCGCTGTTAGCATCAATTGCGGTTGAAAGCTGAGGATCAAACTGCAACAATCTTCCGTCAGAACCTGTCGTTACAAGTGCGCCGTTAGTTGTGAATGTTGCATTGTTACCAAATGCACCCTGTTGGAATGCACTTAGTCCTGCCTTGTTTCCATAGACACGAGAGAATCCCGCACCGACCAGGTCATATTGTCCACCGGTTGCCAAAGATCCTGACTGCACGCCCTTACCTGTTGGATCATTGTAGATCGAGGTACCGGAAGCGTACGTGGTTGCGGGACCAGCCTCGCCGGCCAGGGCTCCACCGTAGGTGTAATCCAGGTAGAAGAGCAGTCCGGATGGAAGGCTCATTGGCTGGATTGAAACCAACTCGTTAGCGATCAGGCCGCCGAACACACGACGAACGATCGGGAATGCGATGTTGGTGAAACCGCGGAGATCACCTGAAGATGACTGGCTACCACCACCTGTCGAGAGGGAAGAAACTTCCTTCAGGACCTGTGATGCCTGGTTCTCCAGGAGGCGAGCCATGTTCTCACGGTTGACGCCATTCAGACCACGAAGCAGACCAGTGCGGTTCCACTTCTCGATCAGTGTCTTGTTCTGAGTGCCCAGGTGGCGTTGCCTGATGCCCTCAGTTAGGGTATCTAAACTAAAATTTGACATTTTCTA